ATCAATTTTTGCTATCTTTAAATCTGATTTTGAAAATAGAAAGTCGCCTTGTAGTATACCAGTTATCTTTAATTTTTTTAATTCTCTTAATGCTATTGTTAATTTTTCAGCAAGACCACCACTATGGTTTCTTCTTATATCACTGCTTGTGTAATTGATTTTTGGAGTAGCATTGAATACTGCTTTAGTGCCAACAAAGAATTGACCGTTTTCAGGATTGATACCACATATGATAGCAGGAGCTCCGTCCCACTTAACAGACATATTAACTTTTGCCTTTGATGAACCTGCTAGCATATCCCTTATTGAATTAAGGAAGTTAATAGCATTCTCACCACCCTTTGAACCACGATTTATTATATCGTCCTCTAGGTGTTCTAAATGTGTATTCTTTTCTTTTGTAAAAAATCCTTTAAAACTAAACATCTCTCTCTCATTGTTTCCATTACTATAACCACTGTTTCCATATAACTCACTTGATAAGACTATTTATAAGACTAAACTCTTGTCCATAGGAATTTAGGTACACCACCGTTAGGTTCCCATACTTTATGTTTGTTTTGAAACTTAACCAGTTTATGTGCATCTTCTTCAAAAAAATACTCACCAATAATACTCTTTGTTGGTTTTTCTATGACTTGCCATATTATATCTTTACCTCTCTTTAACATCTTCTTTGTATATGATAAGCTAGGTTGTTCATTGTTTGGTCTTCTATCACCTCTATGAAATTTAACTTTTTGTGTCTTTGTCATTATATTTTAAAATCTGAAAACTTATCATACGCCTGTTCAGGTGATGGATAATTTTCTTTTTCCTTTGTTTGGTTGCTATCTACTATATTCTGTGCTGAGTTCTCAACATCATATAATCTCATTTTTGATTTATCAACACCTATTATAAAGGCTCTGTTTGTACCAGGGTCATTGTATCTATTCTTTAATTGTTTTACTTTCATTTGACCTAGTGCCTCTAATTCCTCGTTAGTCATTAAGGCAAACATAAAGTCAGCAGTTGCCGGTAGACCAAATGATTCTGATGTATCTTCTAAGCCAATGTCTGTACTTACAAAACCAGTTCTAGTAGTTTGTGTGGCACTAAAAATTGGCACATCAAACTCTACAGCCAGACCTCTTAATTCTTCAGCGATTGCTTTAATATAGAAGTATGAAGATATATTACCACCTTTAAATCTACTTGAAGCACATATGTTTAAATAATCAATAAAAATTATTTGTGGTTTAAAACTTTTCTTTAGTGATAGTTCGTTTAATAGTCCTTTAAAATGACCAGCATGAGCAGAGGCAGTAGGATATTCTTTGATAATTAAAGAACCTGCTGTTTTACTTCTCAACTTACTCATCTTACCATCAAACATATCTTTAGGCAAATCATGTAGGTCGTCTATTGTAACGTCCATTAAGTTAGCGTCTATTCTTTCAGCAATTCTTTCTTCGGACATCTCTAGTGTAATGTACAATACATTCTGACCTTGATTTAAAAAGTTTGAAGCACAGTGACACATAAACAATGATTTACCAACACCTGTTCCTGCTAAAGCGATATTTAATGTTTTACTTGGAACACCACCTTTTGTAATCTTATTAAAGAAATTTAAATCAAATGGATAACGTTTTTCTTTTGTATGGTACCAATCAAATCTGGCTTTAGCGTCACCAATATAATCGTGTCCTATATGATTATCAAATGAAACAGCCAACGCTTCACTCAATATGCTTGGTATGGCCTCTGGTTGATGTTCTTTATCTTTACCATCTAGTATCTTAATACCAGATAACACTGCATTATGTACTGCTCTGTCTTTACAAAACTTTTCTGTTGTATCTAATAGCCATTGTAAATCGGACTTTTCATTCTCAAAATTGTTTACAAGTTCTTTAACTGATTTTAATTCATCTTCGTTAATATCTTTTCTCTTATTAAATTCAATTAATATGGTTTCTTTTGTAGGTAGATTTTTATATTCATGTACAAACTTTTCAATTTCTTCATACAATAATCTTTCATTTCTATTTACAAAGTAGTCTGTCTTTACGAAAGGTAAACACTTACGAGTAAAGTCTTCATTATAAAAGAAGTTTCTTAATATTGTTAATTCTATCCTATCACTATTCATCTATTTTTAATGTTCCATTCTGTAATTGTTCTTCAACACATTCAATTAATATATCACCGATATAATTTCTAAAGTCATCTGACTCTATATTCTCTTTAGTAGGATTTGCCATTATGTCATATGTAAATTTTAATGGTATTTCCCCAGCCTGATTTTCAGTTTCAGAAAACTTTATATTGTTATACTTGTATATAATACCCTCATAGTTACCTTCAAGGATTTTTATACAACTAAAATCATCACCTTGCTTTTGAGCAAAGGCATATCTTTTACTTGGTGTCTTCTTCGTCTGATCCGTATTGGAATTTTCGTTTTGCTGTTTCATCTATTTTGTCTAACACTTCTTTTGTAAAATACTTTTCTGGGTTATCGTTGATGTTCTTACCAAAAACTTTAGAACCATCTGGCATTTCGTATCTTGTAGATACTTTCTTAAAGACACCAGCTTCTTCACCGAGTTCTATAAGACCATAATATTTGTCTAAACCTGTTTTATAAGTAAGTTTTACATCTATCATGGCGTTCTCTTTTGTTAACCTAGATTTAAAATTTTTACAATGTATAATGTTTCCAATAACCTCAGTGCCTTCTTTGTCTTTTCTTTTGCTGAGATAGATGATTGATGAGGCAGCGTATTTTAAACCACTTCCACCGCCCATTTCTTTTTGAGGGAACATTGAACCTATAACGTCATACGTGTGGTTAGTCATAATCATTGGTATATTTGCTCTACCAAGTTTCAATGTTAATACTCTAAATGTTGATTTGACAATTTGACTTCTTGTCATATCTCTTGTTTCTTTACCTGCGGCTGTATCTTCCATTTCTTTTGTAGTCGATAACATACCTAGACTATCTAATACAAACATTAAAGGTTTTCTAGTCTTCTCTGTTTGTTCCATATATTTGTCTAAAATCTTTATTGATTGATTTCTAAATTCTTGTACTGTTGCAACTGGAACTATTACCATTCTTTTAGAATCAATACCTCTAGCCTCAATCATTTGTTTTGAAATGGCACTTTCTGATTCAAAGTAGATAATACCTGCTTCAGGATCCTTATCTAAAAATGCTTTACATATACCTAATGCGAAAAATGTTTTACCTGTTGCGGCTTCACCAGCGATTGCTGTGATCTTATTACTTGGCATACCACCATAGATAGTACCAGATAATAATGCGTTAAATGAATACGAACCTGTGTCTATAAAACTTGTTACATCAGCACTATCAATTCCATCACTTACTAGTGTAGCGTATTCATTACCTGTTTCTTTAATTATATCTTTTAAAAAATCACTCATTCCATAACTCCTATAAATTTATGTTCTTATTATATACTATTTTAACCATATTGTCAAGTCTAATGTTATTTATCATCTGATTATATCTATCTCGGCTGTTGGTGACCATATTTCAAGTTCTTTCCTCAAACGATTATCATTCTTACAATTATTATAACGATTAGTAGCTTTCTTTCTCCACCATTCTATGACATTATTCAACTCATACTTATCATAGTTTTCATCTTTAACTATTTTAGTGTCTTTACCATTTACTATATCTATATAATTTTTAATACCATAGTTACAGGTATAATATCTCTTTCTTTCTGTAAGTTTTTTGGCGTTTAAAATAGTAGTATTAAACTTATCTAAATTATCACCAGATAAACTTCTCTTTACTAAACCAATAATGGCCTGTGTCAACTTTAATTTTCTACTTGAAGCGTCATCTTTAACTAGTTTACCTACTTGATTTTCCACAAAACTAGAAAGGTCATGGAAAGGTTTACCATGTATCAAAGGTATAAAATCACTATCAGTTAAACCTTTGTATCTTAAATATGGTTTCATACCATCATATTGACTTGATGATTTACTATTACCATATAAACTTGTTGTTTCAAATAACGATAGGTTCATACCATACTTGTCATTTAATTTTTCTCTTACCCAATGACTACAACATATGGCAGCCAATAGTTTACCACCGAGGTAGTTGTAACCAAATGGTTGTGATGGTACAATTACAAAACCCATAATGGCCGTCTTGTTAAATGTAACTAAATCTGGTACATGACCTAACATTGTGTTACGTGGTTTCATGTTAATCACTGGCGAACCAGCTCTGATAAAACCAACCCATTTATTAGATTTCTTTTCTTTTACACCTATCTTTAAATTTTTACCAGGTACACTTGACATATTAGTGTGTGATGATATTAGATTTAAATATGAATTGAATGTTGTATTATCTGGTTCTGTTATCTCAAACTCCATATCTTCAGGCGACATATCAAAGTTATCAAAGATTTCTGTTTCAGGACCCATGCCTGGTAAACTAGCCGATATAGTATCGTTTAGTTGACTCATCTTTTGATCTCTCATGTATTCGTCAATACGAGTAAACTGTCCAAAGTAATCGTTAAATATGCCTGAACAATACAATGCCTGATCTGTAGTAAGAGTTTTATTTTTCATTATTCCATTTTATCATTAACATTACTGGTATTAACATTATCATTATATAACATAAAAGTGCTGTTGTCAAGATCATACTTCATTGCCCCAACTATGCCAGTTGTTTCTTTTTCTACGAGCAAAGAGTTCTACATAAGGTCCATCTAACATATTTTCTATATGATTGTACACAATATCTGGCTTTCTACTGTGTTCTTGCCTCTGTTCCACTACTAGTTGTGGTACACTCTTACTGTTTCTTTTTGGTTTACCTTTTGTGGCAAGTAAACACATTTCTGGATTTGATCTTGTCCAATATCCTAAACCTGTAAAGAAACCTAAACTCTTACTATTTGTTTTTGCCCATGTAAAACCTACTGTCTTGTACTTGAAACCCCAAGCGTCTATTACTTTAAATGCCTGATCTAATAATGGGTCAACCACCCACATTAATAATACAGAGTTGTCTTTAGCAAGGTCGCCAACCGGTAACTTACAAATATCTTCAAGGTTCATACAAGGATAATGTTGTGTAGCATTTCTACCTTCACCTTTTTTACTGTAACTCTTAAAGTACCAAGGAGGGTCAGCATAAATTACACCGTATTTGTCTTTGGTATTAAAAGTCATAAGTTATCAAAAAATATTTAATTAGTAAAATCTTTATTAAAAATCTTGGTATAGACCAATCAGTTCTAATAGCCAATATACCACCTGTAGCAAAACCCCAATGTATAAGAGCAAAGACTATAAACAGGTTCATCCGAAAAATACCTCCAAGTTAGCTGTTGGTTCATCTGTCCAACCAATCGATTGTAGTATAAATCTCATAGGGTCTAAAAATGTTTTAGAGAATTGTGTTTCATAATCTATATACTGTTCTAGTTTAAATTCTTTTGGTAGTGTTGTTATATAACTGATAACATCAAACTTGAATGGATTGGCTTCTATTAATTTAAGAAACTTTAGTTTATCACCCTCTTGTATATAAGGATACTTTTGACCAAGTCTAAACTGTTTAAGTTGATGATTATAAATCAAAGCACCTTTGACGTGAATAGGTGTACCTTTAATAAAAACATTACTGGCATGCCTATACTTTTTTAAATTATTACAACTTCTAGGAAAAGATATTTGTTCAGCAGACATATTAAAAAACTCTTTCTTAAAATCAGCAATAAACTTATGTAAATCTTTTTGTTCTTTACTCATAATTATTTTAATTGCCTCTTTAATCTTACCTCTACAAACTTGTGGTGTAGATGACTTCACGGCTTCAATACCCATAATCTTTAGTTTAGGTTCTGATAGTCTAACACCTTCCTCATCTAATACATTTAACATATATCTTTTTTTAGCCACCCATATACCTTTATTGGCAACTACTTCTCGTTTCATAACCATACAATTTTTAAAAGCATTTGTATATTCGGATAGTTCATCAAAACACTTTTCAATAAAAGGTTCAATTCTACTACCAACAACCTTATCTAAAAAATTACAAATCTGATCATTGTCTTTACCTTGACATGTTTTTTCTACTAACTTATCTAGTGTAACATAAATTGAATCTGTATCAGAAGCCACAATATAATCTAACTTTTCTTCCGATTTTAAAATAGTATTCAAATAATTATTTACCTTTTCTTCTATAAACCTAATAATGAATTGACCTGCTGTTGTGATGGCACTTGCTTGTCTTACATCATAATATCTAAAGTATTGGTTACCTACAGCACCATAAGCTGAGTTAAGAGCAATCTTTCTTGCCCATTGAATATTGTGGCAACGAGATATTTCTCTTACGAGTTTAGGGTCTTTTGTTTTTTCATATTCTTTTTTAGCCTTTAACATTCGTTTCTTGTAGATGACTCTTTCATTGTACATTGTTTCCATCATTTCAGGTAAGAAACCTTGACTATCTGTTTTAAACAAGGCACCATTAGGTGTAACACATGCTCTGTCTGTTTTTAAATGAGAGAGTGATGTTGTTTTAGCTAACATCTTGTTCACTGAAATTCCAGATGAATTAACTCCTAATATTTTTTCTGGAGAAATATTGTATTGTATAATAATATGAGGATATAGAGAGTTAATGTCAAATGATACCACCCATTTGTGCTGACCAAGTTGAGGTTCTTTTACATAAGCACCCTCATACTTCATGTCTTTTATATGTTCTTCTCTTGGAGGTACACAAATATTCTTTTTCAATAAATGGTTTGCTATCAAAGTATCCCAGACTCTAACTTGTGAAAATATATCACCATAGTTTACTTTACTCTCATAAGCAACAGTTAATGATAGGTCAATTAGACCTAGTTTATCTTCTAGTCCATCAACAATCTCTACGTCTTGTATATTGTAATCAACAAATGATTGAAAGTCTTTTGTATACCAATCTTTAAATGTAGGGTATGGCATGTCGTCTTTACCACGACCAAGTTCTAACTGGCCAATGAAGTCAAGTTTATAACTCTCCTGTCTTTGTGGTATAAACCATTTGTATAATTCAAGGTAATCTAAATTAGTAATACCGAATAGAGTATAAGCTGTTTGAGTTCTACCTCTTGCAATTATCTCCTCACTTTTAATTATACCCCAAGGTGACATCTTATTTGCCACTTTATCACCGGCCACCATTTTAATTCTATTCATCAAGTAAGGTAAATCAAAAAATTTTGTATTCCAACCTGTCATAACATCTGGATAATTTTTAATCCAAAACTTCATAAACTCCATAAGGAGTTGATTTTCATTCTTACATTTAATATATGTTACATCTGATCTATCGGTCTTAAAGTCGCCTACACCCCATGTTATAATTTGTTTGTTTGAATGATTTTTAACTGAAATACAAAGTAGTTCCTCAGTAGGATTTTCTACATCAGGAAAACCATTTTCACAAGTAGTTTCTATATCAAGTGTAAAGATTTTAATTGCTTCTTTGTCCCACTTAATATCTTCAGGATATTCTTTACCAATATACTGATAATGGTATCTTTCTAATCCGTAAATAGGTGAATTATGAGTAGCTACATCTCGTCTAAATCTACGAGCAGCGTCTATATTTTTAAAAGTAATTGGTTTTAAATTTTGACCTTGTAAAGTTTTATATTCAGTCTGTTCTTGTGTTAAAGAATATAAAGTAGGACCAAAATCTAATTTCTCTTTGAAGTCTTTACCATCGTGTACACCACGAATTAGTAGTTTGCCTCTATGTTCAATAACGTTTTTATAAAAATTCATACTATAAGTCTTTTAATAATGTTGCTATCAAACCATCATGTTTTTTTGTTAGTGTGATTTGACAAGCTAATCTACTTTGTTTTGTTTTAAACTCAGGTTCGTATTCTAATAATTCTATCTCAGCTGTTTCTTTTGAAGCCGGTTCATAAAATTTTTCGTCTAGGTGTATGTGACAAGTAGCACAAGCACAACTGCCACAGCAATCTGCCGGTATTTCTGGTATAGAAACCTTACTATAATCTCTAGCAGCTTGCATTAAAGATGCTCCTTCCGGTACATCAACTGCTATTTTGGATCCGTCACGGACAAAATAAACAGTTATCACTACAGTTTTGGTATTGAATTTTCTGTAATTAGGCCAGGTGTTTGAGTAGATAAAATCGAACTAGTATTGTGTTCATACGATTTTAATAGATCATCTTTTGGTTCAGTTATAAAAACTATCTTGTCCTTATCAACTGTAATTGTATCGTTTTTACCGAAAGCATTATACAATGACATCATCAATTGTATTGGTTTTCCTGGTGCTGATTGTTGTGGTATGATTACAAATGGTTTATGTAAACTCACACCTTGGTCGTTTTCTCCTACTTTAGCGATTACATCTTCGCCTGTAGATAGTCTTAATAACTTCACTTTTTGCATAATAACTCCTTAATTAATTGTTTATAATATAACATATTATTGTCTTAATGTCAATGTTAATCTTTCTCAAAGCCAATTTTATCTTCTTCGCCTTCTTTTTCAATGGGTTTTAATCGTTTACTTAATACAAATGTTCTATTAGGGTTGACACTAATATTCATTAACCTCATTAAATCTCTATTTACAAGTAAGTCGGAACCTGATCTAGGTCTTTGATCTAAACCAACCTCTACATCTTTGTATGTAAAACCATTAAATGTTAAATCCATTAATACTGTTGGTCTTGTTTCTGATGGTTCGTTAGTAGCATTTGATCTAAACACTTCACTCTTTCCATGTCTAGGTTTACTAAAAGTTTTACCATTATATGTCCATTTAATAATCTTACCATCTTCTAAAATTTTGTCTGCGTGTAAAGCACAAGCCTTGGAACCGTTACCGGTATCAAACTTAACTCTCACTTTACCTACTTCATCCAACTCAACTGTTTCTAACCAACCAGTTTCTATAAGTGATTGTCTATCCCAATGAGCTCTATCAGAAATATAATCTACTACATTGGCCATCATTTGTTCACCATCTATTCTACCAGCC